TAGGATAGTTCAGTGCCCGTTCTTTTGAGCCTAGCATTACCAAGGTATCCGTCATCCATAATTTATTTAATAATACTTCTCAACATCCATCCATGTTTTTGATGTGCGCCCAAAAGGTCTTGTAAAAAATTGCCTACAGCAGGTTCGTTTGCGCCATCAGCAGCAACAATACCAGCACGTAGATGTAGTATATATCTGTCGTTATCGGCAGCAAGGTCACGCATCATTGCAATACCATCTGGTATATTTGTTGCTTCTTGTAGGTCTGCCAGTTCAAGCATACGAGCAAGTGAACCTGGTGCATAAGAATTTAATGCACGAAGATGTTCAGCAATATCATCGGTTTGAGCGAACACAGAAGTGTAAAAGGAATCTAAGAAAGAATGATATTGTGGGAAATTTGGTCCCTCAATGTTCCAATGGTATCCATGTGCCTTCAGGTATAAAGCAAAGTTTGTACCTAGAATTGTTTTGAGTTGAGAGATAAGAGTTTCCATTACATTTCCTGTTTTTGAGTTTTAAGCAGTTTTACTAATTCTGCGGTATTACCAACAAACACAGCTTTATCTATGTTTAGATTGTTGGATTCAGATTTGGGTGCCAAATCTTTTTTACGTTTTTGTATTTCCAGTAAGTCTTTATTTAAGTCACCTAGATTTTTCATCAGGGTGGCTAAGACTTCATATGCTCTTGGATGTTGACCATCACGGGCAACGAGCATTAATTCATTCATGGCATGACTGCCTTGTGTTACCAGTTCACGAATGTTGTTTCGTGCAAAATCAGCATCAGCATTGATTGGATCAGAAGCTTCTATAATAACTGGTAGAGGTGTTGGTTTTTCTTCTCTGATGGGTTCAACATCAAATATATCAGAGAGATTCGCGTTTAATTTTTTCATGATAAAGTATTTGGATACTCCTTTATTGTATCTATAAATCCGAATTCATCACCCAATGAAGCAGTTCCAGGATCAGTTTGTGTTTTTATCTGTACAACATTTAGAGAATTGATATCTGTCACAACAACATTGTATGCGGCACCAGTATAATCGCCAGTAAGTTTGTCACCCACTTTGATAATCTTATTGGCACCAGTTACTATTAATATTCCACTTGAGGTATTGCTGAAGAAGTCTACAGTGGCAAATAAATCAGAGTTATTTGCACGAAGAGTCTCGCCTTGTGCAAAGACACCATTACCATTAGCATAGTCAACATAAACCTTTTGTATATCTTTGGTAGTAAGATCAATAAATGTATTAGTATTGGCAGTTTTAATATACTTACCAGATTTAACTGGTGGCCATATGTAACCTTTGGCAGTAAATGTCAAGTCCCATAGAATTAATCGCGTGGAACCTTCATTTAATGCGCCCTCATACTCTACAGTTGATGCTACTGAATCTAATATAATAGGAACATTATATTTTTGATCCATCTCAGGAATGAAGTCTACGGTAACATTAAAGTCTGGTGTAAAAAATGGTAAAATTTGTTCGAGAATCTGTGTTCCATCTTCGGTATTACGAACATAGATCGATAGTGAGAATTGAAAGTTGTATGGTATAGGAACGAACTGCGTGTTTACTGAAGTGTCATCGTTCTGTGCAAAGTTACGAAGTGTTGAAACTTGTTTACGATTAATATCATATTCCAGACTGTCAAGGTTGAACGACATACGTGGAACAACAGTAGCAATTGACTTGATCAAATTAGGATCAGAAGTGATTGCTGTTAGAAATCTTTCTTTCGGTGAAAAAGACAATGGCACTTTCCATTTTTCTTTTGGAACACCTGCTTGGGTGTATCGTACAATCTCAATATCATTGAAGAGTGTACCAAATACAACTACCATCTTGCGAATGGTGCGATGATAGAACTGAGCATTACCTAACATTACGGTTCCCCAAACGGATTGTGTTCCGTAAAGTCGATGATGCCATCAGATGATGCTTCGATACGAGCATTGTCAAAAATGTCCTCAAATGCATTGTTCATAGTAGCAGCATCAGAAATAACATTAATTGTTCTACTTGTGCTGGTACTTGTATTACCTTTTAATAAACCTGTAGTAAAATCACCTTGAACACGATATACTTCTACATACTGTCCTGGCATATAATCATGAACAAGTGCTTGTGCATTTGCTGTCGCTAAACTACTTCCTTGATATACAATCTCATCATTTAAATAACTACCTGTGCCGCCAGAAGAAAAGAACAGTCTTGTTTTCGGATAGTAATCTACGATCTGTTCATCAATTAACTTTACACCAGTATCAATAATCTCATTAGAAAATACATACTGCTTCATCTTCAGAGCATACACATATACATTACCACCTCGACCACGACCTAATGTATAGAACATCGTCTGTTGATCTTCATGTTCAACAAAAGTAATCTCAAAAAAGTTATTAAGTAATGGTACAAATATTAAATCACCTTCACGTGGACGAGTGTATCCATTTACTGTATAACGGAATCGTAATCGTGACACCAACATCGTAACTTCATCACGAATCTCAAGACCAAATTTGGAAATAAAATCTTGCTCACCATCCATACCTGAAACATTTTCCAGATACATTTCAATTGGATGAGCAGAACGGTATTCTTTAAGAGAGTCTTCACCAAATAGATAGTCTACTTGGTCGCGTGTGGTACGTGGCATGTAATAAACATCCATGCCGTAAATTTTCATTGCCTCAATAACCAAGTCCTCAACGAGCAGTTGCTCGGAGGTTATCTGGTTCGCAGGAAAGTTATTGAAGTAGAAGTTGGTAGGAATTTTATTTACCTATCCTGTCAGAATTTCAGATGGCAACGAACCCATCATGTACATTTCTTCTTCCATCTTTTCAATCTCTTGTATTGCTTCATCATAAATTTGTTGACCATTTAAGGTGACACCACCTGGCATTTGTATACCCGCAAACTTTTTAAGATTAGAACCCCACTGACGTTTAATCAATGCGGTGGCATATTTCTTTAGGAACCTATCATTCCACACATCAGTAACACCTTCAAGTGTAGCGGTTGCATTTGTATAAGTCTGTGCGGGATTACCCTCTAACTCTAAAGACGTAGGACTTGAAATTTTTCTTACTTGCTTTTGTTCAGTGCCGATTGTAATAAAATCAAAATCAACAAGTTCTTGATCAAACTTTGTACCTGTACCAATAACTGTATTAGAACCTGGAGCACATGATAGAGTTCCTGTTAGTGTAATTGTTTCGGGTTCTAATGCACGATAGCATTCGATGATAACAAAGTTACCTGGTTGAACATCGCGTGTCCAATCGATGTCTAAAAATACTTTGTTCTGATGACGGTTGAATCTGAACTGTGGAGTACCAGAGAATAATAGATTCAATGTACGAAGGTGTTGCATTGTAATTTCATATGACACATATGATACCGATGTAAAGTCATAAAGATCATGCAGACGTAATTGATAACGCAAGTCAAACATATTGATTGATGCATTAGATAAATCAAATGGCATAACACCAATAACAAATTGCACAGCATCAGGACAGTAAATCCACTGCCGATTAATATCTTCAGCAGTGATAGCATGTTTCATAAACAATTTTTCCGTGCCATCGTAATGATAATCACGCCAGAAAGAAAGTGCCTCATCAATACGGTCATCTACCTGATCATCATCGACGTTGATTTCGATGACAGGAAAACCTAACTTGCGTAAGCAATAGGTTTTGAATTGTGATTTGGTTGATATTTTTGCCATGATTGCTTATTTATTTTGGTATTAATAAAGTTCTGTACCAAATGCCGAAAACGACACAGTGGAAGTATTAGCATTAACGGACAATTGTGAGGATGCATTTAACGTAATACCTAAACTCAACGAAATTGAATCGTTACCCGGCACAGATACCCGCCATGCAAGATAGTTTGCGTTTGCTGTAACGGCACCATTTAAATTTGCGGCAATACTAAACGCAGCAGAGTTGGCATCCAGATTAGAAATATTGATTGACGAAATAACAGCAGAGTTACCAGCAGGAACTCCGTATAGTCTTGTCAATGTATTTGCTGCTGGATTTTGTTGTCCTAAGATTGTATAATTTCTTGGCATTTTATTTTCCTATGATCCTAAACTTTATTGAAAGTCATGTTCGTCCCACGACAAGGTTGATTCATTCCAAATATAATTCTTATCTTCTGATGTTGGCATAGGCGTAGGTGGTTCCCAACCGCAAATATCCTCGTTCAATGTCCATGAAGGAAATGGTTTAGGTGGAATAAATGCATCACGGGAACTATCGTATGTAAAACCAACAGCGGCATAATTTTTACGAAACTTTTTATTATAAGAAGTTTGTTTCCATGTTTCATGACCTGTTATTTTTTGTAAAAACTGTACGCCAATTTCTTCTCTTTCTTCTCCTTGTGGAGTCATGGTATCAACATTATTAACAACTAATACTCCTATTACAATATTATCAATACCAATTTTTGCAAAATGTGCCATTATTTTTTTCCTTTCATCATGATGTAAACGATCCTGAACCAGTGAAAGTGTGTACGGTATAACCACCTGCTGAAGTTATAGTTCCACCAAATGCTCGTTGATTTCCAAGATAACGAACAATTACGATTCCAGAACCTCCAGCAAAATTTGATGCCCAATTTGTATATGGTCCTTGTCCACCAGAACCACCACCACCGCCGCCAGTATTCGTAGCACCAGGAGTTGGAGGATTTGAGTTTGTACTCCAACTACCATTACCGCCACCACCTGCCCCACCAGGAGCAGCCGCACCACCTGGCCAAGTACCACCGCCACCTCCGCCAGCATAATACGTTGGTGTTCCAGTTATCGATGACAGAAAACCTATACCACCAGTACCACCCGTACTTGCATTTGGTGCTGCTTGTCCTACTGCACCTGCACCACCACCGCCACCGCCAGCATGACTATCAGTTCCGTTACCACCCGCATAACCTTGACCAGGAGTTCCAAGTGCTCCAATATTCCACGGGGAAGTTGAGCCACTACCACCAGCACCAGAACCACCAGTCGCTGGCAAGGTGTATGCAAAACTTCCACCACGACCACCACCAATGGCAGTAAGACTGAAAGCGGTGGAGTTATCACCATTAGCACCAACGTTTGGATTAGGATTGCTACCACCACTACCACCACCACCAACTCCTATTGGATAATTTGTGCCAGAAGATAAACTTAAACCTGAACCAGAAAGCACTCCTCCTGCACCGCCTCCACCACCATGCCAGTTTGATCCAGCACCACCTCCCGCAACAATTAAATAATCAATATTATAATTGTCTCCAAGAATATTTTGCCATCCACCTGCTGGTAAATAACCTTCAAATCTACTTAAAGTAGTATTGAATCTTAGTGAACCGTTTGCTGCAAATGCTGGTCGTTGTGCAGTTGTGCCTTGAGGTAACACAAATAAACCAGTTGATGTAGTATTAGCATTGTATACGCTAGTAACTCCACCAGAACTCTGTACAGTGAAACGTTGATTTGTAAGTCTGTTTGCTGTGAATCCGCTAGTTAAAAAGAAATCTTCAAAGGCATTTGGTTCTGCTAACTTTGCATTTGTAATTGAACCTGTTACAATATTATTTGAGTTGACAGAACTATCTACCAACTTATCTCCTGTAATAGCATTTGGTGCTATCAGATTACCTGTAATTGTTCCTGCGACAATG